CTTCGCTAACGCGAGCAGCTGCACCAGTACCAACCTGCTTCTGAAGCTGAGAGAGTGTCAAACCATTACGGTTCTTCTTTAACTCAAGAACTTCAACAACGCGTGTCTTAGTAGAATTATGCATTTTAATAACCTCATCAATTAACATTAACAACTTCCTTGATATCACACTTATCAAGTTGGGTAAAGTATAAAGCACCTAAGACTAAAAGTCAACAGGACGCTTCAATAATTTTTTAGCTAACTTGACCTTTTCGAAGTATTCCCTTGTTAGTCCACGCTCTCGACCATAAGCCTCAATCTCCCAAGGTTGGTCATAGTAAGAAACTTTATTAATGTTATACTTCTTATTCTTATATACTGATACATTGAAGTCAGTTGATGGAAGGTCAATTAGTTCATTCTTAACAAACTGTTTAACATGAACCATTTCGTGGGCAAGTGCACTAATGATATACCTTAACGATACCTTTGGAGGTACAAAAATATTCATTACAAACTTTCGAGGTTGTCTGTTATTGTCCATCCATTCAACATTAGCACAATCGTCTTCATAATTTATAACTGGTTTCTTTACTAACTTTAACTTAATGTTAATTTGTTTGTTCAAGTCTTTTGTAAAGAATCTATTAGAAAAGAATCGAGCAAATTGTCTACAATGTTTGTGGTGTAATTTTGTTCCACCTTCAATTTGTAGTCTCATTACCGTTTCTCCATTGTTGCTACAACATTACTAGAATCCAATATTATAATGTGAATGTTAGGAGCTTGCCAGTGCCTGTTAAGGTAAGCTCAGAATCTTGAGCCACGACTACTGGAATTTCTAAATCAGAATTATGAACCTCACCATTAGCAAGTGTCATTGACCCTTCTAGCAATACTGCATGCCTATTATGCTCTACTTTTAGTTCACCATTAAAATCAACAAGCTGAAGAGCATTGATGGTTATGTTGGCATCATTTGGTTTAACTGCAACTGATACACACTCACTAGATCCTGTGCGTAGTACAAGAACAGCTGGATCTGAGTCAGACTGTTCAACAGGGACTTCTATTGACCCTTCTGGTGCTTCAGGTACTCTATATGCTAGCAGTGTGTTAAGACCACCAAAGCGAAACTCGCCATTGGCCTGTAGTCTTCTCTTGTGGATTGTGTATTTGTTAGAAATTTTTGCGCCGTAAAAACTCATAGTAGCTACCTCTAAATTCCGTAATGATTGTAGAATTGTTCACGAGCCAAGTTAAACTTGTTTAAGTATGGATATGTAGTCTTCTCAAATATTTGTGCTTCAGAATCTACATCATTTGCTACAATAACCACTAAAGTATTTATCGGTTCTCTAGTTAGCTCGTACCAAGCACAGGCATAAGCTGAAGTTTGCATAAAATAATGCTCGATCCACCTCTCTTCCTTAGTTTTGGCTGATGTTTTGAAGTCAATAACAGCTAGCTTACCTTGGTACATTCCTATACAATCCACTGTCCCAGCTACCTTTAGGTAGTTTGACCAGATTGGCTTTTCTAGGGCATGAATAGCTGTTACGTTAGCATTCATGGCCCTTCTTAACTTATGGAATAAGTCCACAGCATCCGGCATTGCTTTGTTCTTATAATGCTCAAAGTCACTATGTTTTAAGATGTATTTTTCAGCCAAATTATGGACAACTGTACCCCTTCCGGAAGCCTTCTTAGATATTCTATTAGCAGTTTCTTCACCAACCTTAGCTCTCCATTGCTGGATGCCTTCTTTAGTTGTGAACCCAGTAACGGAAGTCACCGAAGGGAGCTTAGCCCCCTCCGGTGTTAGATACAATCTTGGTTCACCGTCTATCTTTTCTAATTTTGGAAAATTATATAGATGGGTTTTTAGTTCAAAGTCTACCCTATCCAAACCCTAGTTCCGTTTTAGCAATAATGTATTTTTTAACAAATCCTGATCTCACTATATCATCCACTAAAAACTCAATATAGTCAACATCAGCAACAGTGTTGAGGATCTTCATAAAGTCCTTCAGACCAGATTTGTCTTTGGTTGATTGTAAGTCAGTTTGTCTATAGTCACCACAGAAGATGATCTTAGAATAGTCACCAACTCTTGTAATGACTGAATCCAATTCACCAAATGTCATGTTTTGGATTTCGTCTACAAGGATAACTGTATTGTCTAATGTAAGACCCCTAATGAACGATGTAGACATAAACTCAACAATACCAGCTTCCTTGAGGATATCATATCCATCAACTCTTTGTGTTAGACAATTAATGATTTCTCTATATGGTTGTTCATAGACGCTTAACTTTTCTTCTAGTGTTCCTGGCATAAAGCCTATGTCTCTTGTAGGAACACAACTGCGGACTATGGCGATACGTTTGAACGCTTTATGCTCTAGTACTTCTTTTAGAGCAAGGTAGAGGCTGACGAATGTCTTTCCTGTGCCTGCGATACCGTGTAGTAGTAAGTGAGATTTATAGAATGACTCAAATACTTTTTGCTGCGCTTTTGTTATTGGATATATCTGATGTAGCTTGACTCCTTGCTGATGTTGGTTACCGTTAACTGCTAATCTAAGTTTCTTCTTAGCTTTGTTTGGCATTGAGTACTACCTTTTGTTACCATGTGTTGATGTTACTCCTTTTATGCTTAGACTTAATATTTTTAAGGACGTCACGGAATCCTGCATCAGGCTTTTTACGGCCAAGGAGGTGTGGATCTCCGATTGGGGGAGCTTGTGTGATTATAATCTCTAGGAGAGGGTTCGCAGCTAGGTACTCGTCTAGCTTGGAGATAGACATGAACTCCTCATGTACTTCACCTGTCTTGGTGTTTTCAAAAGTGTATGTAGGCATATGTTTATTTATCAATCTTAAAGTTTTTGCCTGTGACTTCATTAATAAATTCTAAAAATTTTTCTGCTTCTTTTTTCTTACCACGAATAACAAAAAATATAACAGCAGCATTAACTCCAGCTGTAGTGCCTTTTATGGCGCCTTGGAAATACATCCAGGCTCCAAAACAACAGCTCATTAGGAACCATAGAATATGTATACCATATTGTTCTATCATTAACTATCGCCTATAGTCTGATTCATAGTCGTAAAAGTCTTCATCCATGTCGTCGGCCGACAACCTCTTTAGCGCATCCAAATCGGTGGTCCTCAAAGCATTCCGAATATGCTTCTCACTACGGTCCTTCTGCTTTGGTTTAGATGGGCGGTCCTCATAGTCATCAAAGCGTTGATTACGAGAATACTTCTTAATCGTCATGGAACTAAAACCTCTTACTTAACATCATCCGGTAGGATTTCTGGGAATGCTAACTTAGCGACATCAGCTGTGATTCCCTTATACAGCTTATGAAGTTTCTTATCCTTGGCAGCAACAAGCATATCAGCTTCTGCACCAGGTAAAGATTCGATAATAGTAATAAAGATGTTCTCTCTTTTCATCTTGGTCATATTCTGACCTGGCTGGTCAACAAGGTAACCAAACTTACGAGCCTCAGCATGAATATAACCTTTATGGTATTCATCCTGCTGCTTCTCAATTCGCTTGAAGGGAGGAGCACCTTCTGGCAATGCTGCCACAACATTAGGATGGAATGCCAACTGAAGAACACTCTTCAGAGCAAACGAATCATTGGCCTTTAGGACATCAGCTCTTTCTTGCTTTGTCTTAAACTTGTTGGCAACCTCTAGTACTTCATACACATTATTATTCATTAGAATTCTCCAATATGTTCCATTAAGTTTTTCAGTTTGAACTTAATGAAGTAATTTAACAAATCTGCTTTCTTCTTTCCTTCCTGCTCATTGAACTGAGTAAGGATAGTGTTATAGACATCTACTGGAATCTTAGATAGGTCTACAAGTGCTTCGTTTCTCTTATATCCACGAAGCATATTCTGGTCACAAAAATCTTCAGGGTTACAATGCTTGACCCACTGATCGAGACTTTTCTGGCGGATAGGCTTTTGACGAGTGCCTGAGATAAAGACATCATCGCCTGATAGGAAGTTTGGAACACCATCACCTGAGTCACCTTTCATAATGTGCTCTTTCAAATACACATCAGGATTCTTATGTGAGATGAACTTCTTACGGACAGGGTCATACTGGGTGACGTTTACAAACTTTTGAAGCTGAATGAAATCCTTATCACCAGAAAGGATTAAAATCTTAGGAGCACTACCAGTCATTAGCAATGCGCCATGGTGATGGACAAGTGTTGAGATAATGTCATCTGCTTCAGCTGTATCTACCTTTAGAACTCGATATGGAAAATAGTCCTTCAGCTCTTCACGAATCTTATTAAAGCATTCGAAGATACTATTCCAATCGATATCCGATTCCTCTCTAGCCTTCTTTCGGTTAGCCTTATAGTAAGGATAGATCTTTCTACGCCAATAGTTCTTATCGTCACATGCAATTACAAGTTCGCCATACTCCTCACCAAACTTCTGTTTATAGGAACGTATCGCGTTCAAGACCATGTGACGGACAAGGCCTTCTTCAATCTTGGCATCTGTGTGGTTGCCAAGTTGCATCATTAGGTTAGAAATCATAACCTGGTTAAGGTCAACAATTATCATGCTCTTTCTGGTCCTTCATCATCTGGATCTTCATCGGCATTATGCCATTCAGAATCCAGGAAATATTCAAGTTTATTAAAGTATTTATCAAAATCATCTACAAACGAATGCAGAGGATGGTGATGTTCCCTATACCGTAGTATAATCGAAAACACTGCTTCCCTCAACAGCAAAACATCTCTTCGGTCAAAATCATCCGTCTCAAAGCCGTATGCTTTGAGTAACATTATTGACTTATTAAAGACATCTGTCGCTTCTGGACCGGCCTCATTGTACCCCTCGACAAAGCTTTCGATATGCTTAGTTCTTTTGAGCTTAGGTTCTATCTTCTTCCGACGGAACTCAGCCATGCTAACGACGTTGTCGTTATTCGAGGATTCCATCTTCCTCTTCCTCTTCCTTAGCAACGATCGATTCAGTAAACAAAGGAGTCTTATAGGTAGGAACCATATCAAGTTCCGTAAACCCATCTTCTTTCATTTCCTTAACAAGGTTCAATGCCTCCATCTTACTGAGGTCGAAGAACTCAATGATACCGCCCTCGGCGTTACGAACAAAAATAGAGAAAGTATTAGTAGGCATATGCTAATCCTATGAAGAAACCAATAAAAAGGGGAGCAGAATATATAGCGACAGCGATCAAAATTATTTTGAAAAATGTTTTCATTACCACACTCTCAAGAGAACAGTGAACTCATTCAGACGACCATTCATCGGCTTAGCAACAGCCTTGATAGTATCGAACTGCTTGTTGAGCTGAGGCTTAGATGCACTCATTACAACCTTCAAGAAGTCCTCAGGCTTACGGAGCTTTTTGCTAACACACTGGTCAAGTTCTATATTAATAAGCGATGAACGCTTGAACTGAATGTTACTACCAACATAGCGACCAAGTTGGCGAGTCTTAGTGTTAAAGACCCAAAGCTGCTCACAACCAAGAACCTTCTGAGGATGGATTGAACCAATCTTGAATTCAAAAGACTCCTTACAGTACTTAACCTTAGAGAGCATCTTCTCGACGTTAGGTTTCCTAACCTTACGAACCCGAGCAGCCTTCTTCGTCTGCTCAAGTTGAGCAAGATCAGATTCTAACTTCTCATAGAATGCAACAAGAACCTTGATAGTCTTCTTACCATAGGCCTCATAACACTCAACGACAGCCGGATCACCATCTTTCAGGCGAGCCATCTCATCGAAGTTAAATTGAAACGCCTCACGGATGATCCGAGCATGAGCACCCTTACAACCTTGACCATTCAAGTAGTCGTAGACATTACTATCATACGGCTTACCAACAATGAAGTTATCAATCTGCTCATCGACCCAAGCGACATACGGAGTGCATGACTCCTTCAAGCGGTCACGAATCGAGATCACATTAGTTGGCTCGGCAACCTCGTCCTCATCAACATGAGTGGATGTTGCAATTGCCTGTTTCACAAACTCAAGAACACGAGCAGACTCGCCGGTATGAACACCACGAAATTCCATTCTAGCGATTGCAGCTATAACACGAGGCACATCACCACTAGTAGCCTTAGCAATGTCAATCTTAGAGTACTTATGCTGGACAAGGAACTGCCTCAACCAAGTCTTGTGGTCACTATCTTCGCTGTTATAGTTATACCAGTTAAAAGCCTCAACGAGGTTCAACTTGGTAGGTTCAGTGAACGTCGGTTCTGAACCGAGAGCACGAGCGAGAGAATCGTTACGCTGCTTTGCCATAAATTTTTGTCTTTGCCTCTGCGATGTGTTTACATTGATTGCGGAATTCGAACCCTGTACAAGTACAGGACCATTTTCCACCCTTGGACACTACATTATACACGTTACCCTTACTGCCGGCAACAGTACATTCAATAGTTAGTAATTTGCTAAATTCGGTCTTGTTAAGAGCTTTGCCTTCTAAGATCTGAAGGTCAATGACCCTATGAGCATAGATGAGTGACACAGGATGATATGAACGCCCGGTCTCAACAGCAAATGTGTTGCCGACCTCGTTCTTCCAGTATACAGGAATCGGTACGACCCTACCCGTATGAGTGTTATCATCCCACTCTCGACCAGCCACATTACTCGGATACCGAGTAGTGACCTTAACGAGAGAACCTATAGAAGGAATCTGCATCTTAGCCTACAAACTTGTCGATCACGCTAACGAGTTCGGGCGCGTAGACATCCTTGACAATATTGTCATGGATAACCTCAAAGCCCTCAACACGCATCTTACGAAGACGGAAGAACTGAACCTCATAGAGGTCAGGAACTGGATTGTACTTAACGTACACATAGCCCTTCCAAGGCGTCATCCCTGAAGTTTTAAACTTCAAGCCATCTTCCATGGCGACAAGATCCTTAGCACCCCAAGAGCTGAGCGCCCAAGCATCGATCGTCTTGATCTGAGAAACAATGGTCTGAGCAATATTCATTAGGCAACCACCTGGATGCGCGGTTCCGAACCCTTTTCTTCAGCCATGTCATCGAAGAAATGGCAACCAGGGAGAGGAGCAACGAAGAAGTCGATGGGTGAGTCCGAGTCGACCTTACCTTCCCATACGCGCTTGATCGTCTTTGCGCGGAACGTGTTGTTCTGATAGTTGACGCTATCGACGAGACCAACAAAGTAACAGTTGCTGACACCAACGAAGTCAAGGCTCTTGACGACGTCGCCCTTTTCTATATATTTCTTACTTTCCATGCCGTCCATTATACACTGTTGGTCAATAGGTGCAACAGCAACAGCTCCTTTAGAATCAAGGAGTTACACGTGTTTTAAAAACACCTGTAGAATCAGTAAGTTACATTCCCTGTAGAATCAAGGAGTTAGTAGTCCATAGGGAAACTGGCATGGTTTCAATGGTTTCTAGGCCTGGAGTGAAGCATGGAACATCATAAGACATAAGATGGTGGAATGCTTCGTGTTTAACTTCATATGGAGGATGCTGACGACCTGACTGAGCAATAATGACAGTGGATGTTTGACCAAGGTCTGCCAAATAGTTAAGAAGGTCTGTACTTGTTTGTTGACCATATATTAAATCTGATGCAAAGATGACAGACTGCTCAGCAATCTTAGCTTTAAACAAATCTTTAATATATGCAGTCACAACTTCATTGTTGTGTGTGCTGTTGACAGCAATAGTGAAGTCGCTGTATACACAACAATCAACCCCTATTGAAATTTTTGCTCCTGCTCTCTTAGCAGCAATTGCAACTGTGCCCTGACCTGTGCCTACATCATAGACGACTTTATCCTTTACTATATTTGGATTGTCGAGAATCCATCTGCCTAGTACAACTCCACATTCCCAGAGGTAGGGCCATTGCCATGAATGATTATTTTGTTGAAGTAGCTTTTTAACACCATCGTCTTTTTGGGGCAGACAAAACATCTCGAGTTCAGGTAGAAGGGGATGCCTTCTCCATTTGAACCCTATAGTTAGTGTTTCTACATCTGGTGTTATAGAAGAGAATTTAGCAGGAATGTCCATTCTTCTTTCCTCAAGTTCCAATCATAATTTCTATCAAAGTATTCTTTTTGAGCTTTTAAATAATTATCAGCAGAGTTCTTCTTAATAACATCAATTGCGTGGTGGAGAATCTTAAAAAATGTGTTGGCATGGCTATTGACATCTTCTGTATAGTTATATATTAGGGCGTAGTTAGCACAAGTCTCTGGTAATGCAGCAAGAGAGGATGTTACCGTCAAGCACTGAGCTGACATTGCCTCTAGGGCACATAAGCAGCTTGTCTCTTGCCAGATAGAAGGATAGGCAAAAATATGAGCCTTACCAATTGCTGTTCTTAGTTCTTCTTGGGATACGGAGCCATGATAGGTCATATTTGGATGTTCTTGGATTTCCTTAAATAGCTCTTGATATGGAGCATCTCTTTCTGCCCAACCATATAGCTTGAAGCTTGAGAATACATCAAGGTGAATTTGTGGATGGTACTTCAGCATCTCTTTAAATACTGGTACGAGAATTTCTAATCCACGGTGAGGAGTTGGGTGATAGATTAATCTAATCTTACCATGTCTAATGTCTGATTCATCTAGAGGTGACTTATCAATTAAATTCATTGGAATAGGATTAATAGCATTCTTGATTACAATACCTTCTGAATAAGGTACACCAAGAACGGTATGATACATTTGCTGTTGCCAATGAGATACAAAGACAATCTTTTTGAATTGTTTTCTATACTCAGGGTCCTTCAGCTTAGCTGACTCTGGATCCCAAGGTAGGTCATGTAACCAAAGGATTGGAATCTTGTCAGGATTAATATCTCTAACCCTTGATGGTATAATTTGAAATTTACTTAAAAGTTCCTTATCAACATATTGCTCTAAGGCTTGAGCCATGAGCTCTGTACCACCCTTAGAATTCTTATTTGTTTCATTTCTTTCAATCACTAGTTTCATTTTTATCCTCAACTACCTCTTCTGAGGTTACTAATGTTGCGTTAGGTCTATATTTAGACATTATAAGCTGAATATTTTCGGGAGGAGGAGATATGTTTTTCATCTCGTGGAAAACAATTTTCTTCTGATTAATTAGTTTCTCGATATATGTTTTATCAAGGTTTTCTTCAACATAAAGGCCAGCATGGGGGTTACTGTTTTTTCCTTTATGAGTTGGTAAAGGTAGATGGAAACTACTAACCTCATTAATTTGGTCATTAAGCTTATACTGAAATCTACCTTCGAAAAAATCAAACCCAATCACATGAAGCTCTTTATATGAACGGATTATGTTTGTAAAGTATGATAGGACCATGGCGCCTTGGGACATTCTGTTGTTTATATCTATGTGCCCATAAGCCTTTTTAATTAGGCTTCTTGTCATATCATAATTACCTATGAGAAAATAGTCCTTATAAATTTGAAATTCCTTCGAGTAGAACAGTTTTGGAATTGACACATTTGGTTTATTGGCATCGTATAGAGGAATCTGTGTTATATTAATAATCTTGAATGGCGTATCCTGAAAATACATGAAGTTGTTTACACGTAGAACAGATCCTACCCAAACATCTGTTTTGGAACCTAAAAATTTTTTAAACTCTGGGAATGGTACACCTTTACCCATTCTCACAACTACATCAAAGTTATCAATGAGACCCCCATACTCGTTAGCAAATAAACTAATTGCGTTGCCAACAACTAATACTCTCTTACCTTGGCAATATCCAATTAGTCTATTTTGAAACTTATCGTTGAGTCTCTCATTCCACATTAGAATCTACCGTACTTCTGGATTACCCTTTCTTTGTAGAAATTAAACCTATCAGCAAACTCAACATTTTCATAACCAGCATGCCAAGGGCCGCCATCTGTAAAATGAATTGCCTTTGGATTCTGTTGGTCGCTATAATAACCTACAAGATAGTTATATGTATGTGGAATAGAACCGATGTATTGATCATCACACCATTTGAATTCGTGTAGATATCCAGCAGGTGATTCAGAAACAACCTGAGGAGTCAATCTCTTTGTGAATGCATGGTCACAGTTAAATACCATCAGTGATGACCAATTCTTTCTAGGATACCAGCTTTGTTTTTGACCATCCATTTTTAATGGTTTAATTTGATCTTGTTGGATGTTATGCTTGACAACACTAACAGCTTTAGTTGGGTCAACAATATCTAAAAGTTCAAGTGGATCACAATTCCAAATAAAATCGCTGTCGCAGAAGATAGCATATCCATAGAACCCCTTGAGGTATGGAGTTAGAAATCTAGTAAATGCAAACTCCGTACTACCAACAGCCTGCTCTCTCCAATACAATCCATTATTACTAACATTGGTTAGATGAATTGTTTCAATCTCAATATCAGAATGATCCTGGATAGAAAGTCTGCATGTATCAGCCACACTTGATTGTTTTCTATCATGGCCAATAAAGAGTTTTATTTTTTCTTTCATACTTCCTGAACTTCACACAACCGATCTTTTATTTTGACTTCTGCGTACTTATATACCCACGAAGTCGCTGATGAATTTTTATATACAAGTTTTAAAGGGTCTTCATTATTGTTTGTATCATTGTAAATAACAATGAAGCTTTTGTTGGAGAAGGCGTTCTTTAATTTGTCAACCCACCACTCTAAAGGCTTGACTGTAGCATGAAGATTTTCTCCATTATTAAAACACTTGCCAGCAAGGTTACCAGAAATCGTCAGTAGGGCAGTGCCGTCTTCTTTCGTATAAGCAGCCAGCTCTTCGAGGACATAATCAACACTATCTTCTGGAACATGCTCCATAACATCAGCACAACAAACCAAATCAAAAACCATTCCTTGAGGAGGCTTTACGCTATAAATTTTTACTGCTGGATCGTAGCAATAGTAACATTGAATCATGCCGTTAAAGCGGGCAATTAAAGTTTTATTACCATGTTCTTTAAGGTTAGTATAATTGTGGATAGCTTTACCACACCCATAGTCAAGTAGGGTAATTGCCCTTGACTTATTATCGATGACATCCTGAATAAACCTAGGCAATTTTTTGCCTAGCTGGGATCCATCAAAAATTACTTTGCCACGGTCCTTTTCCAACTTTGCTGGTGATATTGTTTTGTTGGTCTCGCTAGCGATGTAACTGTCTTTACCATCATGCAGACTCTGATATCTTAAAACATACTCTTCTAATTTATTCATCTCAAGGTCCTACCAAAGAAATAACTAATGATATATTTAGTCCTTTTTTAGGTAGGGGATAAGAAAATGTCTAATCAATTTATTATTAATCATTGTTGGTATATCATGGAATGGCTGCTCAAGCAAATACTTGCAACCATCTTTCCAGTTAGAGTTCTTTAAGAACATAGCATAGTCTTCAACATGAAGATTATTAGAAGGGTCAAAGTGAACCCGTTCCCGAGGCTTCAACACACTTTCACAGTACATAATATAACTCCCTAGGCAATCTTTCTTGCTAGTTCCAACACCTGATCCACTATAGGATTGTTTCTGTTTTGAACGTATCCTTGTCTTATAAACCATCTTGCATTCAGTGGCGTAGCGGCCTTCCTGTCCTCTGGTACGTTTAGCTTTTTGATTAACTTCTCATAAAGCTCTAACTTATTGTCCTCTGTAACCCTGTTCATAAACGTGCTGCTCCATTTCTCTCATTTCTTCGCTTAGACGTTGAACACAACCTCTATTGTACGACCAGTAGAATCGTGAATCTTTTGGATAAGGGTTTCTACGATCACATAACCTATAGACATCAGCTTGTCTATATCTTAGTTGTCTCCAACTTCTATCGTGGTATCCGTGGTATCGATACGTGTAGCCTTGACTGTTACCAAGTACCTGTGGGCCAACGTTGTAACCAATAATTGCACCTAGTACTGTTGCTGCAGTCTTACCATCACCATCACCTATAGTGGAGCCGAGATATCCACCCGCAATTGCACCTAGAAGTTTTTCATCTTCCTCATCTGCATAGGCAGCAGGAACTAACGCTAATAGACAAATAAGTACTAACATTTTCATGGCACACCTCTCTAATTACATGAATATTTATGCCATTGACCATATTCCATCAAAACAATATTTAGGTCAACAACTAAATTTCCTTTACAATCAAGGAGTTATATGTTGTGTGGTGTATCCGAGAATATAACCTTAACATTATCCGGTAATGCATTGACAATTGCGTCAATTAAACCAAGTCTGCTACCAGCATCATGCTCTTTAGAGTTTTGGATATATCTATAAACACCAACTTGGTCAAGGACATCAATCTTATTGACAATAAGCTGAGTGATATCATTTACTCTTGCAGCATACGCCAACTTGTCTAGATTGATCCAATTACACTTTCTAGGACGGCCTGTGGTCGCTCCAAATTCCTGTCCTAGAATTTGAACCTTCAATAATTCTTCACAATGCATACCAAACTCTTTTGTTCCAACATATGTTTCATATGCTTTGGCAACACCAATGATCTTTCTGATCTTCCTTGGCGATACACCATTCAGAACAACAGAACCAATAGTACAGTGGGAAGAAGTAACGAAAGGATAATCACCCCAATCAATGTCCAAAGCAAAGCCTTGAGCACCTTCGGCCAGAACACGAGCGCCAGCAAGATAGTCAAGACTATCCACAATGGTGAAACTATCAGTGTTAATAAGACAGTCGCCAATATGAGTGCCAGTACGTCCATATTTGTCTTTATAGGCTGGGCCTATTCCTTGTTTAGTTGTTCCAATTGCTGTATCTTTATTATCTTCTGCCAAGTGGTCATCTGTGACAACATGGGCTCTTGAATCAATAAAGATAAGACCACGAGTATATCTGCCATAAGCTTGAAGCATTTGAATTTCTTCTTCAAGCTTCCTCACATTGACGACACAACCAATACCAATCAATGATCGGATGCCGTAGAGAACTCCAGCTGGCACTTGATGCGTGACAATCTTCTGACCATTGTGGTAGATAGTATGTCCAGCATTCGAGCCACCATTATATCGGAGAACTAGGTCGTACTCTCCACTACTTAGTAAAGAATGAGTAACCTTACCTTTCCCGGTATCACCTGACTGGAGGTCTACTACGGCATCACAAAAATTAACCATTAGTGCATACCCCTAACATTGTTCGTTAGTCTTGCATAATCCTTTAGGTCAGGAACGTCGTCAAGATTTGTTACGACATATTTCATCATGCTCTTATACTCGTCACTAGATAACGTCGTCTTGTAAATCATTAGGACGTTACGAAGCTTGGCAGCACAAATTGCATAAGGGTAATGTCCTTCATCGAGAAGACGAGCAGTGTCCCTAATGTCATGCTCGAGGATATACGCAATTGATTGATCAGAATTCATACAGGATACTTCTCGTTATGACCGGTATACCACAACTCCAAAGTATTAATTAAATACCTCATCTCATGTGGAGTTGGCATATCGTGAATAGAGTTATAAGCAGACATTTGTTTGGCAAACTCTCTAAGAACTTTAAGTTCTTCCATTGTGCCTCGCGGCATCACTTCAAAATCACCATTAGACGGATAAGACATAGACCACCTCATTACAAAAGTAGAGATACTATCCCATCATACTATTAGGAAGACAACTAGTGATAAAAAATATGATTACCTATTTGTGCAACTATTCGTTTCGTGTTTGACCACGCTGGGTTAACGTAGGTAGCATGGAAGTACTTAGCCCCACCAACAACATTATATGACCTTTTGTTAATCAAAATGTTTTCGGCAATCTTCAAGGACTCTTTCCATGCCTGACCATATTTTGGCTGAAGGTTATCTTGACATACCCAAGAGAACTGGCAAGTACCTTTTGTCTTTTGGTAAACAACCCCACAAACAGTTCTTGGAAACTGATTGCTCTTAACCCTATTCATTGTAACTTGAGCAACAGCTAACTTACCATTATAAGGCTCTGAACCAGCCTCATAGTAAATATTCTTGGCGAGGCATTCAACCTCACGCATGACCTTTTGTTTTTTATCGTAAGATAGCTCAAGAAATTCCATTCGACTGTTCATGTCGTCCATTTGAGCTATAAGAAATAAATTCTTATCTTGCTCTGCTTCGAGCTTATCCATTACTGCAAAATGTATTGAAAACGGAACATATAAGAAAAAGAACAATGCTGCAAATAGTCCACCAAACCTGATAAACAAGTTATGGTTTCTATCAAAGTACGCTTCAATGCGATTTAATGTTTCTACTGCTTTCATGTTGTTACCTCCATTTATGCAGTTATAAATAAATCTATGCATGACAAAGTTTTGTTTATACACATACCAAAGACTGGTGGGCATTCCATCAGACGTTTTCTCAATCAAAACAAAATGGATAAGTGGAAAAGAGAGTATATTTTTACTCACCACGATCCTTTGTTTTATCTAGAAACTGTCAACGATTTATCTAATACCTTTATCTTTTCTGTTGTAAGGAATCCCTTTACAAGAGTGTTTAGTCATTATGTCCACGCAAGGAACATAAAGCAAATCAATCTATCATTCAATGAATTCTTAAAGTACATAAGATACAATGGTAATGTATTTCTTGTTCCAGCATTCTACCCCTCATTACCGTTAGTGTGGTACAATCAATCATTCTACCTTCACAGCAATAATGGTCAGATGATTGCTAATAAAATTTATAGGTATGAGTCACTTTCAGAATTTGAAATAGATTTTGATACAAAACTAGAAGTAACTAATGTTGGTGTGTACACTAAATCAGATTACCTAACAAGTTATTCAAAACAAAATATTAACCTTGTTAAACAATTATATTTCGAGGACTTCATTCGATTCAATTACTCAGATAATTTTGACGAATCAGTTGGCCTGGTAAAGGAGTAGCGGTTACCCGCTACTCCCTCGACTCGTCAGTGAGTCTTACTTATTTCCTGAAATAAACTCATTAAGGCGCAGCGCCTTTCTAATGACTTCATTCTCAGAAAAATAGTCTGGCAAAGATGGAGCAGCTGGTGGAGTCTTGCTTGCATTCACAGCAGCACTAACTTCGTAATTCCACTCTTGCTCAATCATGCTTCTTTTAGAATGATATTCCTCAGAAAGCATATCCTTTGCCAATTTAACTAATTCTAATCGAATTTCAAACGGTGTCATATTTTTATCTCCTATGTGTGTTATGTGTGTCATAATGTAAAAGATGGTGGGCTTTTCGCCCACCGTCCTAACTCGTTCTGTTACCAAGTGAGTTAAACTCTGGAACCTATACTGCTATTAAGCAGCTAGAGCCATTTCGAAGTAATCGTCGTTTGCGTTTACTTATTTTTGCGCTGATT